TAACGGAGCAGCTAATACTGTTGCCCAGGCACTTGTACGCCTTGATGAAGTTCGCTCTTTACTTAACGTTAATGATCTTATTGAACTTGGTAATTCAACCATTGGTACTCAACTGCTAAAAGTTTCTTCTATTGCAACTTCTGTATCTAATTCTACACATGCGTCTTTTATTGTTAATTGTGCATCAAAGTACACACTGTCTAGTATCGGTCTTTCTACTGTTGCTAACGGCGCAACCCTTAGCCAAGGTAAATTAACCCGCTATTGGGAATATGCATTTAGCGTAGATTCTGCTCCAGGAACTTCGGCATTTACAACCAACTTCGGTAATTCAGCTGCAATTGACGAGGTGCATGTGGTTGTTGCTGACGAAGGGGGTGAGTTTACAGGAGTGCCAGGTACCGTGCTTGAAGCATATAAAGGTCTTTCAAGAGCAACAAATGCCAAAACTGATGATGGTACATCTAACTATATCAAAACTGTAATTAACCAAAATTCAGATTACGTATATTACGCAAATGATAGAGAAGCCGGGTTCTCAAACTTAGCATCCAATGTAGCTTCATTATCATTTACTGCGCCTTTAAGCCTGTCCTTTTCAGGCGGATCAGATGGACGAGATGAAGCAAACGTGTCGATTAATACTTTAACTGCCGGGTATGATATGTTTGTATCACCTGATGATGTAAGTGTTGCTTTAGTAATGCAGGGTAAGGCAAGGGAGGGAACAGCAAATACTCAACTTGCTAACTACATTATTCAAAACATTTGCGAAGTAAGAAAAGATTGTGTAGCGTTTATTTCTCCATGTAAAACTGACGTTGTACTCAATGCTGGTCAAACCGAAGCTTTAGATATGGTTGAATTTCGTAATGCTATTACTTCTTCTTCATACGGCTTCATCGATTCTGGTTACAAGTATCAATATGACAAGTATAATGATATTTACCGTTATGTTCCTTTAAATGGAGATATGGCCGGTCTTTGCGTACGTACTGATGAAACTAGGGATCCTTGGTTCTCTCCTGCTGGATACAATAGAGGCATTATTAAGAATGTTGTTAAGCTTGCGTTTAATCCAAATAAAACTGCACGTGATGTTCTTTATAAGAATGGTATCAATCCAGTAGTTACATTCCCAGGACAAGGAACACTCCTGTTTGGTGATAAGACTGCTCTTTCTAAGCCATCGGCGTTCGATCGTATCAACGTTCGTCGTCTGTTTATAGTGCTTGAAAAAGCGATTGCAACTGCTGCTAAGTATTCATTATTCGAATTCAACGATGACATTACACGTGCACAGTTTAAAAACTTAGTTGAACCGTTCCTACGTGATGTTCAAGGTCGCCGTGGCATTTACGACTTCAAGGTAATTTGTGACACAACAAACAATACTGGTGAGGTCATCGATAGAAATGAGTTTAGAGGTGATATCTATATTAAACCAGCCAAGTCTATTAACTTTATACAACTGAACTTTATTGCAGTGAGATCGGGTATTGAATTCTCCGAAATCGTTGGACAGTTCTAATAAATAACAAGACAAGGAGAAACAGACATGGCATTTGATATAAATGAAATTAGAAGTCAGCTGACCTTGGGAGGGGCTAGAAATAGCCTTTTTCAAGTTATCATTCAAAATCCAGCGACTGGTGTTGCCGATATTAAATCACCTTTTATGGTTAAGACAGCTGCAATTCCTGCCTCAACTTTAGGTCTTATCGAAGTACCTTATTTTGGTCGTAAGATTAAACTAGCTGGAGATAGAACTTTCGGTGACTGGACAGTATCAGTAATTAACGATGAAGACTTTTTGATCCGTAATGCCCTTGAGCAATGGTCGAATCAAATTCAATCTTTTCAGACTAACCTAAGACAATTTGGTTCATCTAGCCCTTCGGCCTACAAGGCACAGGCTCAGGTTACCCAATTTTCTAAGACTGGTGTGCCCATCAGGACATACACGTTTAACGGTATATACCCATCTGAAATTTCACCTATTGAACTCGATTGGAACTCAACAGACTCTATTGAAGAGTTTCAAGTAACTTTCCAATATGACTGGTGGGAAGTAACCGGTGGAACTACAGGAAACGCCGGCGGAGCTTAAATTGTGAGGCGGTGAGAGATCACCGCCATTTTATTCATTATAAGGATTTTAAATGGCTCAGCTATTTGGTTTTGAGATACGCCGCAAGCAAGAACTTGCACAACAAGTAAACCCCAACATTCAAACCTTCTCTCCAGAAGCCAAAGATGATGGGGCTGTCGTTGTTGCTGCAGGAGGTGCATACGGCACGTACGTTGATATGGAAGGATCGGCTCGATCAGAAGCCGATTTAATTAACAAATACAGAGAAATTGCCCAGCATCCAGAGGTTGACCAAGCCATTGATGATATTGTTAACGAGGCAATTGTTCATGAGCCTGATGAGAAGGTAGTACAAATTAACCTGGATGATGTAGAACTTTCATCAGGGGTAAAGAAGACAATCACTACTGAGTTCAATGAAATATTAAACATGCTCAGTTTTCAACAACAGCCCTACGATCTTTTTAGACGTTGGTATGTTGATGGTAGACTGTATTATCATATTGTTATTGATACAAAGAATCCCGGAGAAGGGATTCAAGAATTAAGATACCTTGATCCGCGTAAAATTCGCAAGATTAGGGAAGTCAAAAAGAAAAGAGACCCAGCAACATCTGCAACAGTTACTAAGACTGCAGGTGAATATTTTCTCTACAACGAGAAGGGTCTTAATAATCAAAAAGCCGGAGCCGCATCTGCAATGGATGCCCAGAACACAACCGGGCTAAGAATTGCAAAAGACAGTATAGCCCATGTTACATCTGGATTAATGGATGTAAACAATACCATTGTACTTTCATATGTGCATAAGTCCATCAAGGCTTTAAATCAATTAAGAACACTAGAAGATGCTACAGTTATTTACAGGGTATCTCGTGCTCCAGAAAGAAGGATCTTTTACATTGACGTAGGTAACCTTCCTAAGATGAAGGCCGAACAATACCTCAGTGACATCATGACCAAGTTTAAGAATAGACTTGTATATGATTCATCAACTGGTGAAATTAGAGACGATAGAAAGTTTATGACCATGCTTGAGGACTTCTGGTTCCCAAGACGTGAGGGTGGTAAAGGTACAGAAGTTACAACGTTGCCTGCAGGACAAAACTTAGGTGAAATGTCTGATGTTAATTACTTTAAGAAAAAATTATATGAGTCATTAAACGTTCCTGTATCAAGGTTCCTTTCCACAGATTCTCCTTTTGATATCGGACGATCAACCCAGGTATCAAGGGATGAGGTTAAGTTTGCAAAGTTCATTAACAGACTAAGACTACGCTTCTCCCAGCTGTTTTTAAAGTGCCTGGAAAGGCAATTAATACTTAAAGGTATTACTACTTCAACAGATTGGGAATCTATTTCCAAGAATATTAGATTTGACTATGCAAAAGACAATTACTTTGCCGAACTCAAAGATACTGAAGTGCTCACAGGCAGGCTAAATACCCTAAACATGATTGAAACTTACGCCGGGAAGTATTATTCTCATACCTGGATTCGTAAAAATATACTTCGTCAGTCAGATGAAGATATTGAAGAAATGGATGAGCAGATTGAAGGGGAACAGGATGATGAAAAGTATAACCCACCTGTAGATGCAATTGGTAATCCAATGTCTCCAGGTCAAGGTATTCCTAATCCAAATCAGCCTAGTTCTGACGAACAATAAATAAAGAATGGAGTTATGCAATGAGTGAATTTAGCGTACAAGATATGATAGGTAGCGTCTTAGAGAAGCAACCTGAACAGTTTAGAACAGCTTTCAATGACGTTATGGTCGATAAAATTGCAGCTGCCTTAGATATTAAAAAGCAAGAAGTAGCCCAGAATTATTTCACTACTTCCGAAGAAGAAACAGAACAAGAAACCGAGGAAGAAAATGGCGAAAACACTTAATCAGGTAGTAGGGTATAGACCTAAAGCAGGTGACGAACAGAAGTTCGTAGACAAGCATGTAATTGCTAGTAAAGAAGATCCTAACGGTAATGGTGACGATGTGTTCAAAGGATCTAAGGTTAAAGTGATGGATCGTATGAAAGAACGTCATGGTCACGATGTAGGTGACGACCATAAAGTGTATGAGGAAAAGACACCTAGCTGGAATCCTATTAAGCATATCGCTAAAGAAAAACAGAACGATGCTATTAAGACAGCAGCTAAAGATGTAAAGCGTGGTAGCTACGCCGATCGTGCCGCTTTGTTACGTGCAGGTGGTGTTAAGGAAGAGGTAGAAGAGTTAGAAGAACTATCTAAATCTACTCTTGGTTCTTATGCTAAGAAAGCATCGCGTGATGCAGTAATTAAACGTAAAATTGGTGCAGATTTTGAGCATCAAGGTAACCGAGCAAAAAGCCCAGGAATGAAAGCGGCAAGTCAAGTAATGTCGCAAAAGTATAAAGAAAAATCTTGGAAGCGTAGAGATGGCGTTGACAAAGCAGTTGATCGTTTGACAAAGGAAGAAGTTGAAGGCACAATACCTAAAACCGCAAGAGAAAAAGATTTGGCAGGCAAGCATGGACATCCAAACCGTATTACATTTGGAGATGTTTTAAAAGCCCGTGGTGTGAAGATGAAGAAAGAAGAAGTCGAGATGGTAACAGAGGGAGATGAAGCTCACGCACGTTTTCAACACTATCACAATGAAACGGCTAAGTTGCTAAAAAACATTCACTCTGGCCTCTCTAAACACTACGATAATGTAACCAACAAAAAAGGTCACAACAATGGTGAAGCCCATTGGGGTCATGTTGGTGACATTAAAGACATTCATAGCAGCCTGCAAGACTTACACGATAGAATTCTTCAAACTGGTGAGTATGCAAAGCCTCCAAAGCCAATCAAAGAAGAAGTAGAAGTTCATGAAGATATCGATACAACGTTGTTAAATCTATACGCAAACCTAGATGATGACAATCGTATTTCAATGGTAAAGATGATCGACGAAGGCCGTAAAGATGAACTGTTAGAGTTTGCAGCTGAAGCAGGTACAGAATAATGGCTGCATATACCATAGTAACAAACAAGATAGGCACCAGAGCGGTGCTTAGAATTAACGCAAACGTTAACTTTTCTGTAAATACGCTATCAATCGGATCAGGCGAAAGTGTAGGAGCTGCGACCCTTACATCCATCTACTATGCAAGTAATGATGCAACAACAGCCGCTTACTACAGAGGAAACACTGCCTCTGTAGATAACGCTATACTCAGATTAGTTCCTACTCATAACACATACTTAGATTTTGCTGGTAATGGAATTTCTCCTGATCAAGATTTAAAAACAGCAAATATTATTTTTGTTGTTAGTGGAGCAAATAACAGTAGTATTATTGCTGAGTTCCATAAAATTTCTAACGCTAACACGAATTACTAAAATGAAACTAATAGCAGAATTACACGAAGATGTAAGCTACCTGGTCGAAGATGCGGGTAATGGTAAGAAGAGCTACTTCATTGAAGGCGTCTTTTTACAGGGAGACCTAAAAAACAGAAACGGCCGGGTATATCGTACAGAAACTCTCGATAAAGAAGTCAACAGATATAACAAAGAATACGTTTTAGAAAACCGTGCTTTTGGTGAACTAGGTCACCCAGCTGGACCTACTCTTAATTTAGAAAGAGTATCCCATATGATTAAGTCTCTTGACCGCGATGGAAGCAACTTCATTGGCAGGGCTAAGATTATGGATACTCCTTATGGTAATATAGTAAAGAATCTAATGGATGAAGGCGCCAAGCTTGGTGTTTCTTCTCGAGGTATGGGTTCGTTACAAATGAATAAAGAAGGAGTAATGGAAGTACAGGATGACTTCTATCTCGCAACAGCGGCTGATATTGTAGCTGATCCTTCTGCTCCTGATGCTTTTGTTAGGGGTATAATGGAAGGTGTTGAATGGGTCTGGGATTCTGGGGTACTTAAAGCGCAGAAGTTAGAAGAGATTAAGCAAGAAATAAAGCGCACTCCTTCTCGCCACCTTGACGAAGCAAAGCTACAAGCATTTAAGAGTTTCTTAAATTCGCTGTAATATAAATAAAAGTACAATTCAAACAGGAGAACCCAATGACCCTAAAATTAAATAAAAAAGATCTTCAAGAAGATACCTGCGTAGTAGGAGGTGGAGAGACAGGTGTATCTAATGCCGCCGATCCAACCGGTGTAAGAGCTAAGGCTCCAGGCAACTCAAAAGTTCAAGGTGATCTTGCTACTCAAAAAGTAGAAGGTGAAACAGAAGAAACTTCTAAAGATAACAATACCAAGCCAACCGGTGACAATTCAGCTAAAAACAAATCATCTGTCTCTATGAAAGAAGACATGGCTATTATGTTTGATGGTGAAGATCTAACAGAAGAATTCAAAGAGAAAGCAACCACATTCTTTGAAGCTGCTGTTAATGCACGTCTACAAGAAGAAGTTACACGTATTGAAGAAGAGTACAGCAATTCCCTAACAGAACAAGTTACTGAGATTGCTGAAGAACTATCTTCTAAGCTTAACGACTACCTAAACCACATTGTTGAGTCATGGATGGAAGAGAACGAAGTTGCTATTGAGTCTTCTCTACGTTCTGAAATCACAGAAGAATTCATCGAAGGTCTTAAGAATCTGTGCGTTGAGCACTACATTGACCTTCCAGAAGAAAAAGTTAGTGTTGTAGAAGAGCTTGCACTACAAGTGGAAGAGCTAACTACCAAGCTTAACACCTCTATTGATGCACAAATTGAACTTAAGAAACACATTGACGAACAAGCAATGCAAATCGTATTCAGCGAAGTTTCTGAAGGCCTTGCCGATACGCAAGCTGACAAGTTCAAGACTCTTGCCGAAGGTGTAGAGTTTAATGGTGTTGATGCATACAAGAAGAAACTAGAAGTAGTTAAAGAAAGTTACTTCACAGGTAAGAAGTCTCCACAACTAATCGTTGAAGGTGAAATCGATTCTGCTGAGTATATCGAACCTACAACCCCTGTAACTGGACCTGTTGCTAACTATGTTAGAGCAATCTCTAGAACAGTCAAGAAATAATTTTTATAAATAAACATAACCCGATAAATTTTAAACGGAAGGAAAATAAATATGTACTTAAATGAAGAAATTCAAAAGAAGTGGCAACCAGTTCTTGAGCATCCTGATCTAGAGGCGATCAAGGATCCGCACAAGCGTTCGGTTACTGCTATCATTCTAGAAAACACTGAAAAGGCTCTTCGCGAAAGCGGCGGCCGTGTTGGTGGTCAGTCTCTTCTTGAAGCTAACCAACCAGTTAACGCAATCCAAGGTTCTAGCTCTTCAGCTGGTGACGGTGCAGTAGATATTTTCGATCCAGTCCTTATCAGCCTGGTTCGTCGTTCGATGCCTAATCTAATTGCGTATGATGTCTGCGGCGTTCAGCCAATGACAGGTCCTACAGGTCTTATCTTCGCAATGCGTGCTCGTTACAGCAACCAAGCTGGAACCGAAACATTCTACGGTGAAGTTAACACTGCATTCGCTTCTAGCCTGTCTGGTGCTAACACCTTCGGTCTAAAGAATGCTGGTAATATTCCAGGTAACACATCCGTTACTCTTGGTGCTGATATGGTTTCTAACGGACTATACAACACCGGAACTGGTATGTCTACATCGACAGCTGAGTTTCTTGGTTCAAACGGATCCTTAGTATTTCCACAAATGGCTTTCTCTATCGAGAAGGTTACTGTAACTGCTAAGTCTCGCGCGCTGAAGGCTGAGTACTCAATGGAACTTGCGCAAGACTTACGCGCTGTTCATGGACTAGATGCTGAAACAGAACTGTCTAACATTCTGTCTTCAGAAATTCTTGCTGAAATTAATCGTGAAGTTATCCGTACAATCAATATTACTGCTACTCGTGGTGCTACTGAGAATACTACTAACACCGGTATTTTCGACCTTGACACCGATTCTAACGGTCGTTGGTCAGTTGAGAAGTTCAAGGGTCTTATGTTCCAAGTGGAACGTGAAGCAAATCAAATTGCTAAGGGAACTCGTCGTGGTAAGGGTAACATCATTATCTGTTCTTCAGACGTTGCGTCTGCCCTACAGATGGCCGGTGTTCTTGACTACGCTCCTGCTCTAAATAGCAACAACCTGAATGTTGATGATACTGGCAACACATTCGCCGGTGTTCTAAACGGACGTATCCGTGTATATGTTGATCCATATGCTGGTGGTTCGAACAGTTCAGCTGGCCAGTACCTGACTGTTGGTTACAAAGGTTCTAGCGCATTTGATGCTGGTCTGTTCTATTGCCCATATGTGCCTCTACAAATGGTTCGTGCGGTTGATCAAGATACATTCCAACCAAAGATTGGCTTCAAAACTCGTTACGGTATGGTATCAAATCCATTCGCTGACGGTTCGGCTGCAGCCACCCAAGGTGCATTGACTGCTGATACAAACGTTTACTATCGTCGTATCATCGTTGCAAACCTGATGTAATCTTAAGAATAATAATAATTACATTCTTGCAAACTTAAAAGGGCTCTTCGGAGCCCTTTTTTTATGAGATAAATATATTTACTAGTTAGTAAATAATGAGGTTATATAAAATATGTCAGCTACCGATAGATTACCATCAAACAAAAACTTTCTTTCTCCTCTTGGGTTTAACTTCTCCATATACAAAACTCCCGGGCTGAATTATTTCGTTCAACAAGCAAGCATACCTTCTATTACGATTGGCCGTACAGAAGTAAACACACCATTTAACGTACTGAAGTATCCAGGTGATAAGGTAGATTATAGTGATCTGACTATTGTGTTTAGGGTAGATGAAGAGTTGCGTAATTACATGGAGCTGTATACATGGCTTACAAGCATTACACGTAATGGAGGATTTACTGGATATAAGAGATTGACTGATGCTGCAGTCGGTGAGGGTGTTTTCTCTGATGCCGTTCTTACTGTAATGTCCAGCTCAAAGAACACTATTGCTCTTGTTAATTACATAAACCTTTATCCTACATCACTATCTGAACTTACGTTTGATTCAAGAATGGAAGACGTATCATACATCGAAGCTACAGTAAACTTTACGTATCAGTCATTCAATATCGAATACTTGATCTAAGGCAGTACATACTATACAATACCTATGTGTTGATTGATAGGACTATATTATGAAGATTGAAGAATTGCATCAGTTATGGGAGAAAGATGCCGGTATTGATCGTACTGAGTTAGGTGAGGAAAGCCTTCGCATTCCCCAATTACATTCAAAGTATTATAAGCTATACTCTGAAGAACGTACTACTCTAAGAAAGTGGGAGGTAGAGTTCAAACGTCTATATAGAGAAAAGCACGAATACTACAACGGCGTGTTGAGTGAAGAAGAACTACGGTCTAACGGGTGGGAGCCATTCTCACTTCGCGTGCTAAAAACAGACATCCCGATGTACCTCGAGGCAGATAAAGACATTTCAAGAGGCAAGTCACTTATTGCCGCCCAACAAGACAAGGTTGAGTTTATTGAATCAATTATCAAGTCACTGCCTTCTCGTGGTTATCAGATCAATGCCGCTATAAGCTGGGAAAAGTTTAAAGTCGGCGCATGAGTATTATAGTATTATCCCGTATAGATGACGTTTATATAAGAGTTCATTGCGATTCTGATGTCGCATATGAGCTAAGTGAGTACTTTACGTTTAACGTGCCTGGTGCTAAGTTCTCACCCAAGTATAAAAATAAGATGTGGGATGGTAAAATACGGCTATACAGCGTTATGACTAAAAGGCTGTATACTGGACTTAGACTGTACGTTGAGATATTTGCAAGGGAAAGGGGGTATGAGATAGAATACCCTAGCCCAAATGATTTTTGTGATCAAGAGTACTCCTTAGTAGAAGCATTCGAGGATGCAAAGAAGTATATAAAGAAGCCTGATATTGAGGTAAGAGGCTACCAGGCTGAAGCTTTCGCCCATGGCATAAGAACGAGGAGAGCGTTACTTCTATCTCCAACAGCATCCGGTAAGTCGTTAATGATATTTGCACTGTGTATGCATCTACTCAAGAACGATCCATCTAGAAAAGTATTAGTTATTGTTCCCACTACATCCCTAGTACATCAAATGGCTACAGACTTCGGGGACTATATCCAGGATGATTGCGATAAGTTTTGTCATCGAATTCTAGCAGGGGCCGAAAAATCTACCTCTAAACCAATCGTCATATCGACTTGGCAGTCAATCTATAAACAACCCAAAGCCTGGTTCAATCAATTTCATACAGCAATTGGTGATGAGGCCCATCTATTCAAAGCTAAAAGCCTTACCGATATCATGTGTAAGCTTACCAATTGCCCTAACAAGTTTGGGTTTACTGGTACACTAGATGGAACAGAGACTCATAAGTTAGTGCTCGAAGGACTGTTTGGCCCGGTTAAAAAAGTAACCACAACAGCCGAACTAATAGAGAACAAGACATTATCATCGTTCAAGATCAAAGCCTTAGTACTTAACTACAGTGATGATATTCGTAAGCAGATATCAAAGGTAACATACCCCGATGAAGTTGACTTTATAACTAATAACCAATTCCGTACAAAGTTCATAACAAACTTGGCGCTATCTCTAAAGGGTAACACTCTAATATTATTCAGACATAAAGCACACGGACATGCCATTCATGATGTGCTTAAAGATAAGATGAACAATCGCGAGCTCTACTACGTGGATGGAGACGTAGACGGTGCTATTAGAGAAGATATAAGAAAGGAAGTAGAGGGGGTGCAAGACGGTATTATTGTAGCCTCACTAGGTACTTTCTCAACAGGTATAAATATTAAGAACTTGCACAACGTTGTATTTGCAAGCCCTTCGAAATCAAGGATTAAGGTATTACAGTCTATTGGCCGCGGTCTTAGAAAATTAATCAGCAAGAACGTATTTACACTTTATGACGTCGCTGACGACCTAAGCTGGAAGTCTAAC